AAAATAAAATTATGGCAAACTGGACAATTAAAATTGATGTATCTGACCTTTGGGAAAAATACCAAGATGATGAAGATTTCGAAGCATTCAAAGAAGCATTACTTCCTCGACTTAGAGAAAAACTTTCAGAAGTTGAAGAAGAATTAGGTTCAGGTGTTGCAATGGAATTTGACGACATGATCGATCAAATTGAATACAATGCTGATGATGTAGAAGAATTTGATTATATCTGGCAAGATCTTTACGACTGGGCAGATGCTAACATGGTTTGGTTGGGAACTTTTTAACTATGACAGAATCCGCTGGCTTAGTCATTCTCTATGACAACAAAATCCTATTGGCCCATCCTACAGGACAAAAGTGGTATGGGTCATATTCTATTCCAAAGGGACACATCGAAGAAGGAGAAGATCGTTTGGAAGCTGCTATTCGTGAGACTCAAGAAGAGTTAGGATTAAATTTTGAGCCTAATCAAATTGAGCCTAACAGCGAAGGATATATAAATTATAGAGATGAAAATGGCGAACTTTACAAAAGAGTGTATTTTTACATTGTTGAATTAAAGAAGCCGATAAACATCGATAAAACAAAATTACAAAAAGAAGAAGTAGACTGGGCCGGATTTTTATCTAAAGAAGAAGCTGAAAAAAGAATCTTTTGGAGATTCAAGCCATTATTATGCTATCTTGATTAACTTTTTATAAGGCCCTCGTTTTTTCCCTAAACGAGATTTACTAATTTTATCTCGAGTTTCTTGCGATCGAGCTCCAGTATTTTTTCCTTTTAAGCTTTTACTAAGTTTATTGCGAGTTTCTATAGAAACTGCTGGCCTCATTTTTGCTGCATTAGATATATTTTTCTTATGTTCTTCTGATTTGGGTTTTCTCATTTTTTGTGTTTGTGCGTCAGTCATTTTAATTCCTTTATTCCAAGGAGTTTTTCCCCAACCGGGAGCTTTTTCGCCTATACGATATTTTTTAATTTTTTCCTTTGATTCTTCTGACCATTTAAAATGACATCCACCTGTATGAAATTTTAAATGATCAGTAGGTATAACTTTATTATAACCATTAGGTGCTAAAGTATTATATTTTAAAATAAACTCGGATTCACTTATTAACATTTCTTCAGAATTTGTATAATCTGAAATTAAAATCTTCTTTCGAAAATTTTGTTTTCCGTATAATTCAATATCTTTTTTTAAATCTCCACTTGACCCAAAATATTTATCATTTTCTATATTATTTCCATAGTACATACGACTTCCTACGTATTGTTTTTGTAATAATAAATTAGTAATTAAATATGTGTAATATTTACAAAAAAATTTCATTTTGTTTTTATAAGTTTAAATATATAATATATATTCAAGAAGAAAATTAATTCAAATCTCTTCTAAATTATTTAAAATAATTTATACCCTGTGAAACTTGTAAGAGAATATTTGTACGAAAAATTCACCGATGAAGGCGATCCTCTTTATGATATGGGAATAGGATTACTTCCTGAATTTGAAAAGCAATTACAGCAAAAATATCGATTTTATAGAGGTTCTTGGGCTGAACCAAAAGATCGTATGAGAATTCGAGATATTATCAAAAAAGCTGATGGCGATCCTGAAAAGGAAAACAAATTAGCTCAAACGATGTGTAAATTGATACAAGATCGTCTTAAAGCTTATCGTAGATTTTTAGCAGCCAAAGAAGAAAGAGGCATGGAATGGGAAGTAACAAAAATCTTCTTAAGAAGAGCCGCTGAACTTGCTGGATTAGGAAAATAATTTATAAAGATGAATAACACTAAAACTATAAATGAAGCTGCTGGAGCATTAGCTGGATTACCAAAACATTGGATTAAATATCTTGCAGAACGTTGGGGAAAAAATGCCGGATACGCCGGAGAAATGGCAGGAGAACATAGCACCATAACTCCAATAAAACAATTCGATCCAGGAAAAATTAAAAAAGCATTAAAAGATAAAGAAAATCTTGCAGTAATTGGTAGAGTTGATGGAGAGCCTCTATTTATGATTACTCCACACTATTCACAGTCAACTAAATTTAGTATTTTTGAAGTAAAACCAGGTGAAGGCTATCATGATTCAAAAGGCGTAACAACTTATCGAGGAAGAAGAAGCCGAAGAAGTCGAATAGCAGATTCATACAATATAAATGAAGTAGTTGATATACTTGATCAATTGTTTCAAGCCGAAGGAAAAGATTTTAAAGGAATGACTATTGAGGCTATTTCAAAAGATCCTATACGTAAGGCAAAAGCAGAACAAAGACAAGTTTATAAAAAACTACCTTCTGACCCTCTATATTCACCAGAATCCGAATATCATTGGAGAGAAAGAACTCCTTCAAAGGCACAAATAGAACGAGGAAAAAAATATGGTGCTCTAAAGCGTCCAAAATTAGATGCTCAAATTGAAGCAGAGAAGCAAAAAATCAAAGATCAAATAAACAACGTTATAGATGGAGTTTTAGACGGAATAATTAAAGATGTTAAACGCGGATATACAGGTAGTGTCGATAAAGCAACATTTGCTCGAAAAATGGTTGATGTTATAGATATCGCCGGAATTCAAAGAGTTGCTCGAGCTTATAGCGCTTTAGGATCTGATTATGATAGAAAATCACCAACTACAATGGCTAAAGAATTAAAACAGACTGGATTAATGTAACCCAATTAAAAGTTGTTAAATATTAAAACTTTTTGGCTATAAGCTTATAAAATATATAAAAATATATATAAAAATAAATATAAGCTTATGGCCAAAAGAGTATCTAATGAAAAGCCAGCCAATGGTAAAAAGAGTTCATTTACGCAACTCAACGATATGCTCTCAAAATTCTCACCTGATGGAGCAATAATCGATGAAAGTGTTTACGCAAAAATTGATGAATGGATTCCTACTGGTTCTTATATTCTTAACGCGGCTTTAAGTGGTTCGTTGTTTGGTGGAATGCCAAATCGAAGATCACTTATGTTCGCAGGAGAAGAAGGAACAGGAAAAACCTATCTCGCATGTTCTATAGTTAGAAATGCACAAGCGATGAGTTATTTTCCAATCTACTATGATTCAGAAGGTTCTATTGATATTGATTTCGTAAAAAGACTCGGAATTGACACTTCAAAATTTCGTATTGAAAACGTAGGAACAGTTGAAGAGTTTACAACTTTAGCTGCAAAATTAAACGAAACCATTTCTGAGATTAAAGCATCAGGAAAAACTCCTCCAAAAATCATGGTTGTTCTTGATTCACTTGGAAGTTTATCATCAACAAAAGAAAAGAATGATGCACTCTCAGGTTCAGATAAAAGGGATATGACCAAACAACAGGCAATTCGTAAAACCTTCCGAGTTATTGGAAACGATTTTGCAAAGAATGGCATTCCGTTTATTGTTTGCAACCACGTGTATGCAGCTATCGGTTCATACATCCCAGGAAACGTAGTATCTGGTGGAGGCGGTGGTAAATACTCTCCTTCAATTATGATGATGTTGACAAAATCAAAATTGGTCGACAAAGATTCAGAAGATCATGTAAAGAAACATGGAATAGAAGCTACAAGAATTGGTATCGTTGTAACACTTACGCCTATCAAACAAAGATTTGCAAAACCTATCAAAGTTCAGGTTCACATTCCATTCTATAAGAAACCCAATCCTTTTGTAGGTCTTGAAAAATTTGTTAACTGGGAAACTTGTGGTGTTGTAAGAGGAAACATGTTAACTGAAAAAGAATACAAGAAGATGACTCCTGCTGATCAAAAGAAATGTTTTGAATTTACAAGTGCAGATGGCGCAACTGTATATGCTCAACCAAGAGACACAGCAAGACATCTCGTTTGTAAACATTTAGGTGGAGAAGTTGCTCTTTCAGAACTTTACACTGAAAAAGTATTTACAGAAGAAGTTCTTCGTGAATTGGATGAAAACGTTATTAAGAAAACATTTATGTTACCAAGTATTGAATCTCTCGATGATCTTGCAGAAGTAACAAGTGATCTTATGGATGGAACTGAAATGTCAGATACTGATATTGCTGGAGATAATGATCTCTATAAGAGCGACTTAGAAAATTTTACCGTAGAAGGATAATCTCATTTTTAACAAATACTTAAAGGTCTGGAATAAAACTTCAGACCTTTTGTGTTTTATAAATTAAAACCATTTTAATTTTTAATATGAAGCCAATAAATCAAAAAGCTGTTAAAATTAAAAACCTCATAGGTATAGTAGACAATCCCACATATGAAGATCTTTTATTTGAAATTGTTTCATTTTTGGAAAATGAAAGAAACATGGAAGGAGAATTTAAGATAAGAGATGTTTTTCTTAAAACCCGATCAAGAATAACTGATGATTTATATGCAGATGTAGATAAGTTAATCGAAATGGGTTACATAGAAAAACTCAAATATTCGAGTTACAAATTAACTAAACATTTATGGGAATAAAGCATATAATTAAAATAAGAAGTATTTTTTATGATTAATAGTTACCAAGAACAAATTTTTTATCATTTCATTTTAGAGCATCCGATATTTCTTAACGTTACAAAACCTGAATTTTTCACGAATAGCAATGTTAAAGAAGTATTTGAGATAGCAAAAGA